CGTAGTGGCATCGATGGTATCAGATCCATTTGACGAGCCTAGCCATTGATCGGCCGCAAAAGGTGAAGCCTTAAACGTAACCGTTCCCGCTGTTGGTGTCACCGGTGCAAACTGCGCATCATAAAACTGCAAGTAGCATTGTCCGGTACTATAAGAGGCGCTCATTTCTTGGATTTCATATTCTCCACCGGCAATGGGAATAAATTTATCGCCCTCAGCAGTAAGAAAGTTATATTGATTAGCCATTATTCACCCCATCCCAATGATTTAGCGCGTTTACGCAATGTTGACATTTTAGAATTCCCGCCTGCTTCTTGCCCTGTTTTATCAAGGATGAACGCGCGTAAATCCGCCTCTTCATTAGATCCAGACTCTTCAATTTCTGGACTAGCGACTTCGAGCTCAACCTGTCCAACCGTTACCGCTTTAGCCCCGAATAAATCAGGCGATGCAGTTTCAATGACTGTACCGATTTCAAGCTCTTGCAGCTTTCCGCCTACATGATAGAAACAGTTTCTATCCATTACTTTACGTGTATACATTATCTTTTCCTCACAATAAAAAGGGGAGCCGAAGCTCCCCTTTGTCGGCTAATGCCTTAGAGTGTTACTACGCTGTAGTTGCGTAAAGAACACCAGAACGACCTGCGTAATCCTGCATAACTTGAATACCCATGGCACCCCAAGTAATGAAGTTGTGAGCGTCGAAAGGGTTAGATCGCTGAACTGGGATAGTAGAAACACCCATGCCAACTACTGGACGGATAACGGAGCTATCCAATACCATCGCTAGGATTTCGTTACCAGTTAGCAAAGCCGTTTCTTTTACCGCTGCGATACCGTTAAGAGCGCGGACAGCGTCAAGCATAGTGCCGAAGCCAGCGTCATTATCAGAGAAGTAGCGCTCTAGGTTGCTCATGATTTCACGAGAAACGTAGATAGTGACTTGACCCATAACGTTGTTGGTAATTCGTAGTGCGTCACGTTGAGCGCGGAACTCTTTACGTACGTTGTCGGCTGTAACTGCACCAGAAGACAAATCAACGCTAAGTGTGCTTTGTACAACTCGTGAGTCAGCTTTTAAACCAGCCCAAGTAGCGCCGTTAAACTCAATGTCAGTATTACCATTGAAGATGTAGTCAACCTGTTCGCGACGAGTCGCTTTAACAGAGTTACGCTGATCATCAAACAATGCGTCAAAGCCTTCTGAGCGTTGGCCTGCTAGTTCACGCCATTCACGACCAAAGCCGTCTTGCTGAACTGGCACGATTGCAGAGTCATACGAGTATTGCGTTTTGTCCATAGTAACGACAGTCTGACCACTCAAAGTGGTTTTTGCGTTACCAGAATCAGATGCTTTACGGTATTTATATTCGATCTTGCCAATATCAACCGAGCGTGCCAACGGTAGCAAGTCATTTAATAGAACGTCGCCTTCGTCATTACGCATGATTTCTTTGGTGATATTATCAAACTCGATATACACATCACGCGGGATAGTTGCCGCTGCGTTGCCTGACATCTTGGCAATGCTTTTCTCGTAGTTGTTGAAGAACTCGCGGCGCGCTTGAACTTCGCCCCACTGTTTCTTTACGTTTGAAAGGCTTGATTGGCTATTTGCAAACAACCCTTTTGCTTCATCAAATCCGTACATAGTTGTTTACCCTCTTAAAATTTAACTGCGACAAGCGTAGTTGCTGTGGTTGTGATAACTTCGTCTGAATAACAGATAATGTCATCAGTACCAACAACACCGATACGCAATAAGCCAGCACCGTCAGCAGCAAGTGGTGTATCAACCGCTGAGATCGTTTGGCCTGTAGCAACAAGCATATTGTAACGGTCATTGCCTTCTGGTTCGAAAGCAACCATAGTGTCACCGGATGCCCAAGTGTCAGTAGTAGAGCCTTGCTGCAAGAAGTTTAAGTCTGCAACGTAAAGTTTTACGCCTGCGCCTGCGCCGTCAGTGTTATAAGCCGTGAACACGCCAGCGACTTTAGATAGCAAAGTGCCGGGCAATGTTGCTGCCGCTGCTTTTGCTTCTGTCTGTGTTGGCTTGTTGTTTTCAACGGAGCCACGAAAAATTACATTGGTAGCCATAATCTAATACCCTCTTATGGTAGCTCGCGTGAGAATTCGGATTCGTCTGCATTTACTTGAGGCTCACCACCAGCAAGATACGTTGCAGAACCTTCAATGTCAGCGCCGAACGCAACTTTTAATGCGTTAGTAGACATCGATTTAATTTCGTCAGCAGATAAGCCTTTGGCTTCTGCTTTAGCTTCAAGCGGTGCGCGTTCTGCTTTTTCGGCAGTTTGTGCATTGGCTTCTAGTTTTGTCATGCTGTCAGCGATTGGCTGAACGGCACCTTTAACGGTATCAGCAATGACTTTAAGTAAGTCAGCATTGCCTACCACCTGCTTAGTAATGTCGGCAGCAAAGGCCGCTTTCTCTTCTGGTGTCATTTCTGAACCCTCGTTTGAGTTTGAATTTGTAACCGTTTCATTATAAGTCTCTTGAATGGGCTTTGCAAACCCCATGTTTTTGATGAATGTTTTCAGCTTATTTGTTGCCCATGAGAAGCGGCGTTTTACTTTTTCTTTCTCGGTGCCAAGCTGAACTTCACCATCAAGGATCGCGTATTCAACACGGTAATAATCGTCTGTGTTGTCGTCGCGCGTGACCTCGTACACAACCGCACGGTCAAAGATTTCGGCAATGTAAATGTACTTTGCGCCAATCTCGGTTTGAGCGATCTTATCTTTTAGCATATCTCGCAAGTCGCCAAGCAAAGAATCTAACGATTCATCCTCGTAATCTTCGTTGCCTTCAAAGCTCGCTAGGTTAACGTCAGCAGTATTAACCAGCATGCCAACGCCTTGCTCTGGTGTTGCCGCACCGATCTGATTAGGCAGCATAGCGTTATGATCAAACTTCATATTGCGAGCAATCCAAGTGTATTCGATCTCGGCAGCGTTCATTTGTGGCTTATCAAGGATTTCACGCTCAAGTAAGACGCCGGTGCTTGTATGGATCGGAACGCCGTTCTTCTCCATGTTGCCGATTGCCTCAAGCATTTCACGGCCGCGCTCAGTCTGATTTGCCACATCGATGTTGATAATCGTGTCGTGGTAAACCTTGCCGTTTTTACGCTCTACATTGGCAACGTATGCGCCCACGTCAAAGTTATGGATAGCATAAGGATCATTGGCGCTTATGTATTTGCCGTCCTTTTCTGGATGGCCGACAGGGGCAAGGACGCGCTCAAGCGTTGCAAACGAATTTGCTATTTCCTCGGCAGGATACAACCCGCCATTCATAACGATGTTATCTGGCAAGGTTGCTGAATTAATAATGATGCAATCCGCACCATCGACCATTTCACGACGCACCATAGAGGCGTTAATCGTGAGCGGTATTTGCAATAGTTCTTTAGACATTAGTTACCCCATCTTGCAGGCGTTACCCGCGAATCTACGTGTGTGAATGTGTTGTACTTGCCTAAACCGCCCTCACCGCACAAATAGCCAGTTAAAAAGCCATGCACCTTTTCCGGTGAAACATCTTTAACTACAATGTCAGCCGCAATGCCTTCTTTGTGCTTACTTCCCTTAGCACCGCCTATTTTAGCATTGTGCGACTCACATCGACACGCTGAATTTATGGTGACTGGTCTACCAAAATGAACGCGAACCACTTCGAGAATATCCAGTAGCTTAACGTCAACAGTAGCGAATCCGCACCCACACTTACACGCGAACTCGGATCTGGAAAAGTGCTTGCTTAGTTTATCGATCATACATTATTCGCCTCATGCAATTTCGTGTAAATGGCTTGTGTTCTCAATCTTATCTGGTCAAGCTCTATGCTTGTTAGCGTTCTGTTTTCGCTGCAATACTCAATAAAGGCACATCCATCTATCCCTGTAACTGTATTTATTAGAGGTAGGATGTATATTGATTTAACGCTGTACCTTTCAAACATCGGGTAAGCTTCTGGTATGTCTGCTTGCACCCTTCGTATGTCATCAACGCATATTTCTCTTTCTGCATCCATGCTGTAAAGCCAGCTGCCATATATAGACAACGGAACACCAGAAAGGCGTGCGGTGACTCTAGGGTGCTTACCGCTAGACCCTTCCGCCTTAACGTACATGCTTTGTCTGTGTATGCCGCCGAAAGAAGTAACACCGTTATGGAATAAGCCGATGTAAGCCCTGTCCATGCCGTAAGACTTAACGAGGAAGTCTAACTCATCGTTCGCCTTTTGCTCTGCTTTTAACGCTGCCTTAGATGGCTTGCTTGACGCTAAAACGACGCTCATCATGTTATGAATGCTTCTAGTATTCGACAAAGAAAGCATCACCATCTTGGGCATAAACGTGATAGCAGCAAGGATAGCAAGCGCCGCAATCAATGGCGTAAACCACGGGTAATCCTTTACAAAATTTAATAGCGGTATAATTTCAATCATTGAGGCGCGCTTATGTCATTAGTTTGGTGAATGATAGCGCGTTTTTTGGTAGATGTAAAAAATCCGCTACTTGAGCGGCTTTTGTTTAGTCAGTTAAATATTATCCCAATCACCATTCGGGCAAGCTAGTCTAACTCCGTACTCCTCGGCGCAAAGATGATTAAAAGCCTCTTCTTTTGTCATCAATCGAAATCCAGTAGTTCCGCTATCATTAACCGCGTCAATTACAGATGCCACTTTCTCGGAAACCTTTTCTTTTGTTGGGTATTCAAAATGACCAAGTGAAAAGTCTACTTTTGCATTCTGGCCTGTTTCATCATTTGTTATAAACACTGACATTGAAAAAGACGCTGGCCCATTCATTACTATTTCTTTGCTCATAATATTTTCCTTTAATAGAAAGATTAATGTACCACAAAGGGTGACTATTGCAAGCATTAAAAAACCCTCACTAGGAGGGTTTGTATTTAAAGAACTCGACCAAGCAATCTAAGCTGCATCCAAGCCTGTTCGTGGGTTAGGCATAACGCCATGAGGATCAAAATGGAATGCTCAAATCTTCAACGTAACCAAGACTGATAGCTTTTTGAACATCACCCACAACATCAGGATGCGCTTTGATCTGTTCGATAGTTGCACCTTTCGCCGCGGCATCACCAATAATGGTAACACCTTCCCATGTTGCTACTGGTGCTGGCGCTGGCGATGGAGCCGCACCAAAACTACCAAATGACTGAGGTTTTGCTTGTGGTGCTGGTGCCTGATTGAAGCCGCCTTGTTGGGTTGGTGCTGGTTGTGCTGGTTTCTGTGGAGCTTGACCACCAAGATTAAAAACATTATCAAGCGAGGCGTTAAGAATTTCGATTGTAATCACTTGGCCGTTTGCGCCGTCGTATACGTCGATCTTTTGCTCTTTGCCAGATACCGCAACAACCGCACCCTCTACTAAGTTTTGTCGATAGAACTCAATCTGAGCGGGTGCCTTCGCAAATATAACCGCTTGGTAATTAGTCCAATCCTTTGTCTTTGTTTTTGGGTCGAAATATTGCTGGCCTAGTCGAAGTCCAAAACCTACACTTTCACCCGCTGCAAATTCGTTAGCTGGCTTGTTTAGTTTACTTGTGATTGATACTGACATACTACTTACCTTCTTCTTTCATTTTAACTGTAATATTGGTTGTTACGTCCGTTTTTCCGTCATCGATCCACGTTAGCGCTCCAAGCTGAAAGGCCTCGTCGATATTTTCGCCTTCTGGAAGTAAGCTAGAAATTAGCTCCTTTGTAGCGGACATTTTCTTAATGTGAGGAATCAGATCAGAAAGCATCACCTCAATGCGATCACTAGGTATCTTTAAGATGTCGTCTAGGGTAGTGATTTTGTACTGGATAGGTTCGCTCATTTTATTTCCTTACTTTCTTTGATTGCTTGAATGATTGCGATTGTCGCCAATGTTATTACGCCAATAAACACGCCCAATAGAATGAAAACCAAGCTTCCCGCTTTATTATCAATAAAATAAGACGCTACATAGCATGCCCACATTAAAATGGTAAGGGTTGTTATTGGCTTCATCAGCCAATCAAAAGCCTTAATCAATAACTTCATTCCTTCACCTCAAAGCACGTAATGTTTTTAGAATCCTCTTGCATGATCGCAAGAGGCGTTATGGTTTCTTTCTTATTACAGTAGTCAAACGCCACACCTGATTTAACTTCTCGGCGCTTGCATTCTTTGCATGGGTCAATCATTTTTATTGTATCCCGCATCAAACATAGCACCAAAGATACGAGCGAACCATTTAGAATTTACTGCGTCCGAGCCTACCATTTCCAAATAGTCCACCGTAGCCATTTCTATAAACTTATCCCGCTCGGTTTTGATTGGGCGGAATTCACCGTTAGAATAAAATCTATATACACCAGAATGAGTCGTGCTTTCCGCTAAAACCCGCCCTTCTTTAATCGCCATTACCTCTTTTTGCGACCACTGCATTTCGTCGGAACCATAAACACCGCCAAAGACTTTACACCACTCCCCAACTTGCGGTATGTAGGGCTGCTCGGTTGGGCGTTTAACATATTCAAGATCTTTTAGCGGGTATTTAAATCCTGTGTCTTTTTGCCATCCGTCTTCTGGGTATTTTTCAACAAAAAGCTCACCCTTACTATTGCACCAATGCGAATGGTGGCAAGCTCCGCCTTTAAAATAATGAGTCGCACCCTCAGGCGCATTATTCCAATCAATCATATTTTTATCCTTGCTCGCCTTGGCATCTAGCCAGTCTTGTTTGGTCGAAACTTCCATCCAGCTAGACTTCATCATAACTCTAATTTCTGGGTTAACTGCTCCAATACTATCGAATCTACCAGAACCCCAGTACGAATTTGATTCTGTGCTGACTATCATTGCTTCGTGGTCTTTATAAGGCCATTCCTTAAACTCTAAGAATGACTTTTCTAACGCTTGTTGTCTGTTCATTTTGATGCACCTTGGCTAATGTACATTCTGATTTCGTCATTAAGATTTTCCGCTATATCTTCTGAGTCTATATTGTCAACAATAAGATAATCAGGTTGAAATTCAACTTCGAACCCTTCTCTTTCTGCGGTCTGTCTAATGTTCATTTTTGTTGAGGTATCAATAGAGCCTTTAGCATAATCAATATGAACATAAAATTCTTCAACCTGATGAACTGTCATAACCTTTTCTCCTCACTCGTTAATGTCAGCTCATACTAATCAAGTATTAATCTTATTGCAAGGAGAAATATTTAGTTTTTTGCATATCCACTTGTTTAAGGAAGTTTTCGGATCTGACTTTGCCTTCATCATTCAATACCGCCGCTATAGTTCCGCACTGGCACGAAATTTTGTTGCCGTCACGATCAAACCAATCAGCCTCTTCTTTCTCTGTACCTACCCAGCCATGCCGTCTAGCGTGCCATTTACGGGTATTCGACTTCAAAGCAGACAAATGCATAACCCCAATATTCAATCCTATCTGTCTCGCTTGCTGCCTCTCACCTTTCTTAGCGCGTCTGTGTGACTCGTTTATCTCAGTACGTGCAATGCGAAGGGATCGAGCATAAGACGCCTTATCTGACTTGTCGTTCCATTCAGGCAGGCCAATCGTGTTGTATATCTGCCTAGCTATCACACGCGGACTATCACCGTTAGTCATGCCGTCGGAAAGTATGCGTGACAGGTTGGTTTTCATTTCGGATGATAGGTTTTGCATTTCCTCGAACACGCGAGCCTTTGCCAGTGCCACACGCGCTTGATGTGGCGCCGCAAGTATCGCGCTTTGCACGGTCACTGGGTACTCGATTGGTGTAGTTTGCGCTTGCAGGTTTACCACCTCGGCAGCTGCCCCCGTATCGCTTGACGACTGCACAGCTTCATACATGTACCAATCATAGTTGCCATTCTCCATCAATTGCTGCTCGATGATGCGGCCTATATCACTTGGCATTTGTCCGAGTAATGCGGGCGTGACCATGTACTTATACGTTGCCTCGGCATTAAAGATGATACCCGCCTGATCGGCCGCCACACGCTCTTTAGGTATTCTGTTCATCAATGCAAGCACCTGATTTTGTACTCGCCTCATGGACGCCTTGAGCTTCTTGTCGGCCGTGTTATTAATACCTATTGTCTGCGTAGGTGCCTTGGGGTTATTCGGTAAAATAGGTTTGCCGTTCATCGCCATAATTGGTGTCTCCAGTGGAATAGATAAATAATAGCAAATAAAGGTTGCCAAGTCTTTTGTTATAGATTAATGTTAGGTTAACTAATGAGGGGAAAGTTATGTCAGAACAAATAAACTTTGAAGAATTTAAAGATCGATGCGCTGAATTCTTTAGATCAACACAAGATAGATCAGCTCTTAGCATGGAGGAAATAGAAAATGGTCAAAAGATGATAGGGCTATCTTATTTAAGGCTAGATGCGAATACAAGTGAATTAGATTTATACCAAGCATTTTTATTACTTAATATGACAACAAGAAGAGAAACCGAATGCGCATTGGCGAGGGCTAAAAAATGACCACCGAACTAATAAAAGAACTCGTCGGGCTGGCGGTTGATCGTGGCATAGACTATGAATTTAAAAGCGGCAATTCAATATGCTTTTCTCCTGATAATTGTGAAGATGCATTTTCAATAAATATTGATGAAAAATGCACGACCGCCCAACTACAAGCCGCAATCGACAAGGTGAAAGAATTATGAGTGAATATGTATACAAGAAACCGGAAGGGAAGTACTACAAAATAAGCATTCGCGAATGGAACAAAGAGTTCGCAAATCGTGGTCGCTGGCCTTTTGTTGTTGTTAACGCATATATAAAAGAAGAATCAGGTATTGTTCATTACAATATCAGTATTTGGGGGCGGGCCGTAATGATACTGTTGTTACCTATTATCTATCTAGTTGGCTCGCTTTGTTATGGGTTTCCAGAAACTCACAGAGATTTCAAGAGAACGCTTTTCGATAAAAAATATGGGTCTTTTTCTTCCGACCAGATATACAAAAGAAAAGACGGGCAATGGCGGAAACTTCAAAAACTAATTAGTAAAAAGCCCTCATAACGAGGGCTTTATTTTACTCTTCAACCACAACGTCAATATCTTCTTCCCTGATAGACTCTTCCGGCGTTAACGGATCGTAACCCGCAGCCTCTCGCACTTCATCAACGGTAAAGTAAACGACACCAGTACCAAGTGCTTTCTGATTACCATCAATCATCTTGGTGGCATTGTCCAGCTTCTCGCCTTTAGATGGCTCAAGCAAAGAATCCCAGTAAATGAAATACTGTTCGCTTTTTGCAATAACGCCGTACTTTTCGAGCCACTTAATAAACTTCTTGATAAAGCGGTCTATCTCGTTGGCGCGTCTTGACTCGGCTTGCTGGTCTAGTGTGTCGCCGTTCTCTTGGCTTGCTTGGTTGCCTGATTGGTTGCCTTCAAGGATGGTAAGTGGCGTTTTGACCGATGCGGCAAACGAACGTTTGTTAGAGTCTAAAAACTTTTCTGGATCTGGCAGCGTGGCGACCATAGGCGTGGCTGTCATACCCTTCATCATGAACGAGTTATCAAAGCCTTTATTCATATCGCCTAGTTTTTCGGCAATCTTAGCGGCTAAATCTTTTGGCTCGCATCCATACATTTGAGCTAGTGAGTTAACATCTGCTTCTTTATCCAGTTCAAGATTTAAAGGTGTACGCGCATTCTTCCAAAAACCTTCACCGCCTGCACCATCAATCTTTTCGATGTTGATTAGGTTGTTTAGTCCTGCTTCAAGTTTGGATGTGCCGTAAATGCTGTTACCACTAGCACCGTCCGCCCAAATAATCACACGGCTTTCGTGTACGGTTACTTTGCGCACTGAGTCTGGGTTACTGTCGCCTAATGCAGATTCGTTGTACATGTAGGTTTTAGGTAGGCCGTAATTTTCCTCTTTCTCGTTCTGGTAGGTATCCTCAACTTCAAGCTGAGACTCGTATAATGGAATAATTTGTTTAACGGCATTCTCTGACAGCTTACCGGTAATCTCTTGATCCCATGCTTTACTGTCGGCAACGACCATCAAAAAGCCAGCATAACGGCCGACACTTTGACGGGTATCAAGCATTTTAGAGTTAGCCCACAAGTCTAAACGGTTTGCCAGCTTGTAGAATGCGCGCTCCCATGCCGTTTCCTTAGATTTGCGATCCTCAACGGTACGCACCCAAGGCCATGACTGCCAGCACTTATCGACCATAACCTCTACGCCAGCCTTACCCAAGCCTGAGCGCTTGTATGCCGTAAAGAAATCAGTAAAGCATGGATTAACAGGATAGCCGTAATCATTCCAGCATTGCGGGTGCTTAGTGTCGATACTAGCAAGCGCCATTTGCTGCCTTAGCGTGTTCCGGCTGTCATTGGCTGCAAAGTAGTGGTTAACGGCCTCAGTAAGCTTAGGGTTTGGAGCCGTGTTAGCTGTCACGCCGCTAGTGCGTCTGTTTCTTCTAGACATGAAAAAGCCCATCTGTATGTGTATGGGCTTAATTGTAGCGCGGTTGGTTTTTTTGTGCTAGTTGCTATCTTTTACTGTAGCGATCCAATGCAAAAGAAAACGGTTAAGAATATGCAAATAGTGGTAATTATTGAGTATTCAAAATATTCCTCTCTATCAATATTATCGCAGTTGCACAGCAATATAATCGATAGAACAAGAAAACTAAAAAACGCATATATCATAAAACCTCACTCAAGCACTTCATTTGCACGCCATCTTTAAACGCAAGAATAGCGAACTCTTTAGATTCAACGGTTAACTCTCGGCCATTACGCACCGCCTCAAAAGTGACACGTAACAACTGATTATCACCGTCCGTACGCTCAACAAGTTGCTGTGTCGCCTCGCCATATTGCCAGTCTCGCATGGTATTCTCGGCGTAGTTGCCAAGCTGCATGCACATTTCGAATAGGATAGGGAGGATCACTTCTTATCCTCTTTGGCTTTATTTTTAAAAGTTCCATCTACAAGGTATGGCATAATTCTCAGGGCTTGCTCTAGTTGATCATTAAAAGAACCCATTGCCTCACGTCTAGGTTTGTATATCCGGTTATCAATTCTCTTATTTAGCTGACCTTTTGTTTTTGCGTATCTCATACTCATAGCTCGCCTCGTTCTAGTTTGTTTAGTCGATTCATCATCATTTCGTATTCGACACTTAAATACCAATGAGGCCTATTTGATTTTATGTATTCTATTTCCTCCCGCACCGCATCGGCTTTTGTTTTGTTGCGATCATCTTCCAGCTCAATGATACGTCTAGCTAATGCGTATGGTGTCATAGTGTCGGATAGAATTTGCGCTCTTTCATTAACTTCAAAATTATCCATATTACCACTCCTCCTTAAAAAACTCTTTTAAGCCGCCTTTGCCTTGGCGTATGAATATGCCTAGCGCTACAAAGAAGCCACCTACGCAAAGCATACCAATAATAGCAAAGCTTATAACAAGCACGCGAAATAGAATCTCAAGATCGATCATTTTGTTTCTCCTCGCGCTTTAGTTAGTAGGTCGTTAATATCCTTAGCCCAGTGATACTCTTGATCTTTAGATAATTCCTCAAGCATCGCGTACATATCAGGCGAGGCTGCGATTAGGTGTGCGTTGGCTTCTGTTTCTGGCGTTATTAGTGTCCAGTGTATTTCTCGTCCGCCTTTATCGCTAACAACTCCCAAGCCAGTTGAGTATGTGCTGTAATCAACTCTCCACTCACCTTTAGTCACTTTTAATTCACTCATAACTTTCTCCTCATTGATTTAACATTAATCTAACCTATACCCTAACCATAAGCAAGAAAAGAATTAATTTATTTAGGTGTTGCTATGTGGTGTTGTGTGTATTAATCTTATAGCTCTTAATGAGGAGAGAGCTTATGACCTGGATATTTTTTATAACGGCTTGGATAGTAATTCAAACCATAACCAGAGTGGCGTATTCACCAAAAATGGTGCGATTAGAGGGTAAGACAGAAGCGTATTTAACAGGTCGAATTGTGGGCAATATGCTCTGGGGAATCCTAATGCTAGGATCTCTATATATGGCCGGACTGTACGACTAACAACAAAACCCCACCTAAGCAGTGGGGGTTTTATATCTCTCTATCCAGTATTTACGACTCTGGTTAACATGATGGTATGGGTTATTTGTTTCTGCAAAAAGATCAGACTCCCTCCATGCTGCCTTTAATCCAGCACCACAAAGAGTGACTAAGTAATAGCTTATTTTAATCCTATATATCATTCCACTATCTCCCAAACAAATTAGTAAATCCGCCCGTACTATCTGGCACAAAACACATAACCAAAGCGTCAGCAATGTTAGGTGACTTAATGCCTCGCTTCTTCATGTCCTTCTTAGACTCGACCTTGACTCGCATGTTTCCGTCATACTCTCGACGGGGCGCGGTCAACTCAAACTTCAACTCTTCTAGGTGTGGCAAATCAGGGTCAATACTGATCAACTCGTCAACACTAAACTCGTCACCATACACCGCAGCACGATAGGTATTGTAAAACCTGTCAGCAAGGGTAAACCATGCTTGAGCCTTGATATTAGAAAAGTGATCCTTATTAGTCTTGCCTTCCTTATACACCGAATCAGGACGACTGACAGATCCGCCAGCGTTAAAGCCGGTAGCAACAATAGTTCGATACTCATTTTGCGCTAACTGCCTAAACTCAGCCTTAGATCCTGCACCTACGCCGATTGAGTCGAACACTATCTCTGCACCTTCCGATTGTGCAACAGCGTACACCTTCCTAGCCGATTCTATTACGTCGCCCTTATTCCAAGCGTCGCACCCGTACACGCGCGAACCGTGAGCTTTCACGATAGCGTTGTCATCGTCGCCCTCGTCTGCCACGTCATAGCCAATCACCCGTTTGCCCGATGGTTCGAGGTCGAATCCTATTGCGGCCATTACCCAAGATAGTTTAATTATTACTTGGTCATCATCATTTAGCGGTTCGCCCAAGTAGATATGGCGCCACATTTCGTAGTCTACTGATTTTAAACGCTCCGCCTTTGCACGCGCTGACTCACTTAGAAACCTATTCTCTTCATAGTTTATATGTCTTATTATGGCGTCATCACCAAGAAGCCTTGGTAGCTTAGATTGAACGAAATCAGTATGGTGTTGAGGATTCCAAAGCAGCCATGTTTCCGCGCCCTCTTTACGAATCGTCGGATCTATAACCATCCACTGCTCTTCCGTTAACCCTTCGCCTTCCTCTATCCAGCATATATCAACACCTTCCGTTCCCTTGATGTCTGTTATGTTCCTCGCTATGCCGTAAAATAGGAACTCGCTACCGGTGCCTTTATGCCTAATGGTTGACTTTCCTATGTCAAACTCATCAGTCCAGCCGGCTGCTTCAATCTTCTCTTTTATTACTGTGTAAACAGAATCGGCGATACGGTTTTGAAACTGGCGAATACATAGGAATTTCAGCGAATAGTTTCGCGCAAGGAATGCCGCCATACCGCCAGCGTCCTGAGTTTTGCCCGAAAATCTTCCGCCTTTCAATAACTTATAGGGCTTTCGTGTACGCCAGAAATCACGAAGGTTTTCGTTAAGTTGATACACGAGTCCATCCTTTATGTTTATTTCTTCTGCCTAAGAATACTGCTGACAAGTGGGATTGATTCAATCCGTTCTGTTTTGCGAAATCGGATATATTGTATATCTCAACAACCTCACCTTCTGGTGACATTAAAGTTCTATTGTAGCAATGAGCTTCATCGTGGTTTTCTTTTCTAGTCACAAACATACAAGCTTCTGGACTATATATCTTGTTACCTTTTATTTTTATGTCTTTGTCTAGTTCGATTCCAGACTGGCCGCTATATCCCTCTATTTCGCACCACTCTGCAAAATTCTGAAAGTTAAGCCATTCATCACAAACTTTACAGTTGAAGTAGGTAGGATTTCTAACTTGATATCTAACGTCATAACACCTAGTTAGCATGTTTTTCCACTTCTGGTATGCCGGCTTTCTATTCACTGAATTGTATTTACCAGATCCAAGAAATGCGACTCCAAGTATGGATGGATGGTACGGATCTTTTATTGACCCAATGTCTATATGTGAAGCCTGCTTATATATCTCATAACCAGTTTCAACTGATCGGCACAATATCCTCCTTGCATGCTCAATCTCAACTATCTCAAAATCACCCCATTCCCTAGACTTTACAATATCGCCAACTTTGTATCTTGTGCTATGCGGCCTTCCTGTAAGCATAATATACCTCACTGTTTATTTCATGAGATAAATTATACCATTATTTATTCTGTCTCACCATAGAAATCATCAAGGGACTTGCCAAAACTACCATCGCTAGAAGTGTGATTTAAAGTCTGTTTATTCCTATCGAAGCCGCCAGTGTAATCGGTAAGCGTCTTCACAGCCGCTATACGGGCTGAATGGCTCGCACCCTCACCAAAGTATTCAGCTTCTCTTAAAAGCATCTGTACAAGCTCGTCTACAGTCACAAGTGCTTTATCTGTCGCTTTGCTCATGAATTTCTGTATTTCTTCTTGTACGTCAGGTTTTGATAGGTTCTCACAGCCCATCTGTTTTGCCGTCTTTTCAGAGTATCCAGCAGTGGTTGCTGCTTTGGTTGCATTGAACCCGTTCGAACAATACTCCTCAACGAACCTACGCTGTTTGTCCGTTAGGTCTGCCATCATCTACCCCTTAATAATCTCGTCGCCGTTATCATCTAATTCGACCGATGAAACATAATTAACATCTAGTCCCGCATTGATAAGAGCGTCAGCAACCAATTCTAGAATGCCGCCCTCGTATTGTGATTCGTCCATTTCTGTTAGTACGGTAAATTTCACAATCTTTTTCATTATCGGTCTTCCCATTCGTCGGTTTTCATTTTCCCAAATCCTCTAATTGATTTGCTAGGTCGGCGGGGATTTCGATTACGTTATCTGCCCACAAATGGGTTGCGGCTCTAACTAAGTGTTGCCCGTCACCATCCATGCTAATGTATCGACCTATAATAAAAGCATCTCTGCCATCATCCCAAGCCTTAACCAGTGCGCCTTTTTTAATATCGCTCATAAATATCTCCAACTGAATAAACCGCTAATAAGCGACCCATCTAATAGTTCATATTCTAGCATATCGCCACGGTTGGCAATATAGCCTGTGCGTTTGGCTGTCACTTCATGGCCATCAACAATGATAACCAGATTGCATCCGACGGGTGGTAGCGTGCCGGATTGGTTTAGTTTGTATTGATCGTAAGCCTCGGCGAGTCCAATCAATTTAGGTTTGCCCTTCTTATTGATTGTATGATTTATCGCTCGCCCTAAGTGGTAAAGCATATTATTTCACCAACTTAAACGTAAACAGCTTACCCTTGAAATGCTTATCCCAACGAACAGAGAGCGAACCGGTATCGCAAACAAGCTTACCTAAGCCGCCATTACCAAGAATCTGATACTGCGGCATGGCGCGTTCGTCAGAGTCAGTAGCGGTACAAACGATTTCCATTTCTGCGTGTGTGTGTCGATCTCGCATCAAGACGGTCGCAAAACCTTTCTCAATGACTTCATTGTAAAATTTCAGTCTAGATTCGATTGAACTATTGACGACTTCTTTTGAACTGTATGGCATTTTCTACCTCTTCGTATGATTAATTTAATATAGTTCATATTAATCTATATAGTAATTGAGTGCAACCAAAATCATAAAAAGTCTGTTTTTGCCTAAAAATAGTTGTTTTGCTGAGAAAAAGTGGTGTTTGCTGAAGGTTGCTTAGAAAATGTTCAACACGAACCATTCTCAACAACTACTAGGGTAATAATAATAATATGTATATATATCATATACTTATATATATTATATTATATATATACTTACTACTTACCCCTATATTTTCCTTTTTGCTTAACTGCTGAAGGGTTTCCTAGTGCCTCTTTTTTATTTCATAGATTAATTATTGGTTATAGGGTGGTTTTTTAGTGTGGATATTTATAGATAGTATAAGAGTCTCTAGGGTGGGCTTCAGCAGAATCGTCGATAAACCTCTGAAACCCGCGCCACCATTGGGCTGTGACTGTTTAAGCAACTCTAAGCAAACCTCGTTTTCGCTTCAGCAATGTTAAGCAAGAATGATTCTCATCTTTTAAGTATATGATTTGTATGAAGTTTTGTGTGTTTTTCCTGCTTAAACAGGTAAAAATAGGAGTAATCTATTCTAAGGCGTTTTAAGGCCGCCTAAGCTGCACCATGTATATTGCGATGAATTTAGGGCGAATCAACCTTGTAGGTGTGTCAGGTGATGTTTTAGTGGTATTTGGTGGTGGTGTTTGCATTGTATGAATTCAAGGTATAAAAAAACCCTCAAAAGAGGGCTAGTTTTATCAATACTTTTTTCGTTCTGCTTTGATTCTTTCCATTATCTCGTCATCAAGGTATCTAAAACAACCTAACCTGATGCGCTTACCATTGATGTGCTGCCGAACCAGCCATTTTCTTTTATGCTTGTCCCAAAGGATGTTCTTGTAACCGCATTCGTTCACTTCGCTCAAGACAAGTTTTTCTCGCTTCTCTCTTTCTGCTGCTGAAATTCCTGTTATGCCATGGCAGACACGATAACCATATTTAATCTCTGCTTTGATTCTGGTGTTAATCGCGACGGCCTCCGATATAAAGAAGCCTAACAATTTAGTCTGGCCGCAAACGCGAATTTGTGCCGCCCATGATCTTGAATGACTGCTGTAGAATACGCCTATCTTTTTGCTCAACGTAATGTATGGGCTATTATGGTGTGGTTGCATGATATTTACTCTTGTCAAAGCTGTCATAATGGATGCGGAAGACTGTGACAAGTAGCTTTTCGGGTGGCCGCCCTATCCGCATAATCATTATAGCATTTGACAGGCAATAAAAACCCTCAATCTAGTGCGGTAGGCTTTTCCCACATCATTACGGTGTTTTTGTAGGAGCTTCCAAGTACATTAACCGCCTCAGCCTTGCTGATATTGCCTTTTTCAAACTCCTTATAGACATTAGTCAGTATAACGAATTTCGAATCACCTTCACGAATAGCTCTTTCAAGAGAGGTTGATGACACAATCAAAACCCTCTCTTGGCAAGGAATTTCTCAGCCGCTTTGATTGATTTGAAGTTTTTAGACTCTGTGTAAGTCATTGCTAAAAACGAACCATTAACCTCTTGAAATATGCCTACACTACGGTTTCCGTCTTGTTCAATTAGTTTAATTGTTTTCATGTTGTTTGCTCCGTTGTTTGTTTCGTTTCGATGTGGGTATATTAATCTATTACATTAATCTTAGCAAGCATTCTTTTAAATAAAAAAAAGAGGCCGAAGCCTCTATGTATTTTTACGATCTAGGTAACTGCCTCCCAATCTACCCGCTCAACCATGGTTATAACTTTCTTTTCTATTTTTCCGCAATATTTACACATCCTTCGATCAACCCCATCACCTATGTATGTAAACTCATGTGCAAAGTCACCATGAATAGCGCAAACGCCAATTCTTTCATATTCAGAATAGAACTCTTCTGTGATATCTTTCCATTTATTACTGCCAATAAAACACCCAACCAATGGAAAGTGCCCACGACTGGAGCCACTACAGAGAGTTCTCAGATTGACCGCACAAACACTTCCGTGCGATTCTTTAACGCCAATATAGATAGACTTATATTCTGAACCAGAATCATAAATTCTTACCGCACCACGGCTGCTTTTCTCTTGCTTCTTTAACCACCGATAAAGGTTCCAACTATAAAAGTCACTGATACCTTTTTCTTTTGGCTTGTAGTCTTCCGCATTAATAATCATGCCACCGCCTCCAGTCGCTTCATCAATTCCAATCCGTCCGCGTCAATTTCTTCTTGCGTGCGAATTTCTCGTCCTTCATCCCAAATGTAGAAGTTTTTGTCCATGCTTATGATCTCCTCAATCTTTTCTACCGTCATTGGCGTTTTAGCCGAACAAAAGACCAAGGCACAATTCATGCGGAATTTAGGCGTAACCTTGCCCATGTACTTGTTAGCGCAAGTAAGCGCGTCTTCAATGGCCTGAGTCCAGCTAACATTTGTCAGCGTGTAACCCACATCATGAACGTATTGCTTGTCGAAATTGCCAAACGCATCTTTAAGTGCGACGACGGGGTAAAATTTCCAGTCGAGCTTAATCTTGTTAAACATCGCCGTATCAGGATCAAACAAAGCTTCCGTCATAGGTTGCACGCACGTCTTGCGCTCTGGGTGCATGCGATTAACGAAATAAGAGCGCCCAAGTGACACCGTAAAAACCACCGCGTGTTTGTGCAAGTTGGACTCGATCATCACCTTGGCGCGCTTGAATTGGCTGTTGGGTTTACGATGGCGGCTCATTTGTCACCATCCAAAGCGTTGCCGTAAACAGTCGGTTCGAAGTATTTGTCTATTTTAAAAATGAGAATAGAATCGTTATCAGCGCCCCATTTATAGGCGAAAAATGCACCTTTCTCTATTTCACCAGCCGTATAAGTATCTTTGTTGTTGTGCGTAAAATACGATTTTGCTTCTTCAAGAAAATCTTGCTCTTTTTTAATGTCGCTATAGTGAACATAATTCATTTAAACATCCCCTGATTCGCCATCATAATCTTGTTGATCTTTTCCGCAACATAGATGGCGCGTGTTTTACTTTTCGTATGCTGGCGATTCGGTAGCGCCCAACGTTTTTTACCTTCATCGCGCGGCACAATAGCAAGTCCGATAATGATGTCGTCTTCACGAGGCTGTTCACATTTTGATAAAAAGTTTAGGTTCATTTTGTTTCTCCAATCAATTGCTTTATAGTTTCGTCGTCTTGAGTGGCGGCCTCAATAAGCGATCTAGCCTTACCTGTAGTTACTCCGCCGCGCTCTACAAAGTAAATCAAAAACGCAGGCGAATTATCTCCAACTCTTGAATTTCCGTCCATTGCTACCTGCGTTTTAACAATCGCCCTTTCACCGTTTAAATACTCGCCCTTTTCGTTGTCGCTCATCTTATCCCAAGCTTGTTGCTTCATTTTGTTTCTCCAATTTGATATTCGTTGTTAATAATTTGTACGTTTATATCTATTCCATGAACATTGTTTAAAGACTCTTGAAGACAGTCAATATGATCGCACCAAGCAATAAACTCATTTGTCAAAAGAGTTTCATTTTTTTGATTGGCTCTATCAATCGCGTATTGCATCATCTTAATAGCATCTGATCTAAGCATGCTTCAAATCCTCAAATTTCTGTTGCGCCTCGGAATCATCCCGCAGCGCTTTAGCTGTTTTAATCAAATCCTGCTCGAAGGCTTTATAATCCACCTCCTCGCCTGATTCGTCCGTCACCATAAAATCCATGATGTCGTTTTCTTTGTCGTAGTCAGTGACCATTACCTCTAGGTCGCCAAGGTTGTTGTGAGTGTAGGGGAAGATCATTATTTTTCAATCCTTTTAAATTCTATGTGATTACCGCCAACAACCAGATCTTTTTCTGCAAATCTAAACCAGTGCCCTTGATCGATAAATCCAATGTAATGAATGATATTCCATACCTCTCTATCCTCCCACTTTGCAAAACACTCCTCTTCTGAGGCTGGAGTCCATCTATCAAGAATTTGCATTTCCTTTCTCCTAATATTCGTTAATCTATATTGTGATAAGCTTCTATCCATCCGCTAAACCCTAAGCACTTGATCGCTATCTGGTCTAGCACGCTGTGAATTTTTTCTATGTCGTAATCCACATCCGTCTGATCATTAATCATAACCATAGCTGATAGCGCCTTGAATTCCTCGCTGTCAATATGAACATGTGAATCCATTGCTCGAGCGTGTATTTTTTTTAATTCCTCGTACTTATCGGCCATTTCCTTTCTCCTCATTAGTTGATGCATTAAGATTAATTTAATCACTCACCCATTGCAACAACTATTTTAATTAATTTAAAAGTTGGGGTTTATGTAGATCGTCTTTCCGTCAAACGCGCACACACCAAGCGCAACCAATGCCGGTATGATGTTTTCTCTTAGGTTGTCCGTAATATTTGGCGTCGTCTTAAACACGCTACTTGCCTTGCAAACAGGTGAAAGCGTCGTGAATTTTCGAAGCTCTATTTTCGAGCTCTTATGCTTGTTTTCGTACTTGGCATAATGCAAAGCGTCATAAGTCGCCTTGATCAATGCAGCATCGCCGGCGATTCCTTTGTTCTCGGTAATATCAAGAATGCCTTTCTTAAACTGATCAAAGATTTCGATTGCAATGCCTACATGCTTGGCTGACACTGTTTTTTTACGTTTGCCGTGTAGCTTCCATTCTTCCGAGATATGAAGAATGCAGGCCAACTTGCAAATCTGCTTGTCTGCCTTTCCGACGAATCCGCGCAACATGTTATTACCAAACAGGCCGTCCGCTTTCATTTCAGACTCGTATTCGCACATCTTATCGAGAATGCTTTCATAACATTCATGGTTGATAACGAGCTCCGTTTCGTCTGCATTGATGACGTTATCTATCATGCCGTCGTATTCGGATTGAATAGCTTGATCCATCGGTATTTTCTGCTTTGGGTCACGATAGCCAAGCATGTCAGGTTCTTTTACCAGCAAAAAACGCTCTGCAATGCCTCGACCAAGTAGGCCAGCTTGCAAGATCGCATCGATAGCAGGGTCTTGAGCAAGTACCGCGAAACAGCCTTTCACCAAGCCGTTAAAGCCAACACGACTAGAGCGTTTTACACACACCATTTCGTTATCCCATAGAGACAATATAAGCCCCATGTTAGAGCCTTTGTCGCTGTATAACCCACCAATAGGCACAGTGATTGATTCAGCCTCAGCTGACAATACGTTAACGATTCCGCCGTGATCGATGGCTGCTTTCTCTAATGCCTCCGGTGTTGCATCGGAAATCATCGGGCTAATTTGCCCCAAGCTTGGCAGCTCAAGTTTTAGCTCGTAAAGCTTCATTTCGTTCTGTTCGCTAAGGGCGTTATCTTTCTTGCTTCTTGCTTCTAACTCCTCGATCTCCTTCATCGTCGATGCCTGTTTCATCGCTCGGCTGGTGTTTGTTTTCTTAAATGATAGCGCAGACTGTTGCGAAAGATATTTGTGCACCCCTGATTTACCAGTGCTTGGCGGCTGGCTACTGCAAACAAAGATGTTTATCGGGCTGCCTGACTCTTGACGAAAGCTTGAGTCAATCTTGTACGTGAAATTCCACACAGCGGCACTAGCGACGCAACCGAGCGCATGAGCAAAGATTGTATTAACTGGAAACTGAATCGTCTTAGAAATCGCCTCAGACATCTTACCGATCATTAATTTTGGCTGGTGAATCTTGATTGCTGTGTATGCTTGCTCCTCTCCTATTAAGTCGTGTCGAATTTGTGGCCAATGGTTAGGCGGCAAATGCTCAACCGCTGAACGGCCTAAATCCATATTGTTTTTATGTGGCGCTAGAATCTGCTGAATCGGCACTAATATTTTCGACGCCAAAACCGCCGCGCCTCTGAAAATATCATTCCCGTTTAAGGCCATTTCTTCTTGTAATAGTTGCGCGATTTGTTCTTGTGTGTAGTCTGGCATGTTAGTCCTTAGTTAATAGTTCTGGGTTTTGGTGGATGTTGCCTATTACAGAGTATTCTCCATGCCATTGAAGATCATCACCTTCATAACCAAAGGTTTCATTTTTAAGCCAGTAGCAAGGAAATCTTTCCATCGTAACAATATCTGTATTTTCCTTAACTATCGGGATAGCAGCTTCTAGCTTTTCATCAAAACCATCTTCTGTATAAATAGTATTATCGCACCACTCTTGATACTCCTTAGATGATGTGTCTTTACCGTATTTAGAAACAATATCGCCCTCGTAAATATCAACGCCTTCTGAATCTTTTAGGCCGGTGAATTGCTCGCTTTCAACAACGCATTCATTTCTCCCAACAGGACTAATAAACGCGCCGTCAATATATCCCCAGTAGTGAAAACAAACACCGTTATAATGAAGAGACTCTTTAAGATACTGCCTATATTTTATACTTTTCATAAAACCTCCTGCCTCATTGATTTTTCGCACCAGTAACCTTCCATTGGCGGAATCATTACCGGCACATCTAAACACTCTGTAAATTTTACGTGATCCCAAATGTTCGGAACCGCGACTGCAATATCATTTCCGTACTGTTTTTTGCAGTAATCTACCGCCCATACTAGGCGCGCAGGATGACCGCAAAAGACGATCATTATTGACGCATCTAGCTTTTGACGCAAATAGGTAGCATCAATGTAGTCAGTAACAATACATAATTTCTGTGAATGTTGGCCTAGAATACATATACCTTCGTCTGTCAATTTCCCGCTACGAAAGTCTTTTTCCTTAATGAAATCAGTAGGCTTGCCATGTGCCGACAATGTAACGACTGCCTGACCACTATAAACGTAGTGAATGGGCGCTACGATTCCATATTCATTAAAAAAATACGGCTTTTCTATTTCGGCATTATCACGCACCATTTTCGCCGACTCTCCTTTGTCGGTTAAGCGTACCGGTGCCGCTTCTCGTTGCTGGCTTGGTGAATAGCCGATGCGTTCCCTAAGCATATCGAAAGCCTCGCGCATTTCTATGCGATAGACTTGCATAAGGAAGTCAACAGCCGACCCACTGGCACCACAGCCAAAGCAATAAAAGAACTGCTTGCTTTCTTGCACTGTAAAACTAGGTGATTTCTCGCTGTGTATCGGGCATAAGCCATGCCAGTTTTTGCCGCTTTTCTTGATCTCTACATGCTCCCTAACAATCTCGACTATATCGACACTATCAAGAAGTTGCTCTGTGGTTATCTCGTTTGTAGCAAGCATTAGCACAGATCCCATTTATTGATATTAAACAGCTTTGCTTTATTTCCAATAAATCCCTTTGTTAGCCTGCTCTTTAGATTACCAAGCGAGGCATTTATTGTGCCGTATTCATTCTCATGAACGAATCTAGAGAATCTATAATCACCGCCAGACCATGACCAGCCAAGCGTATAATCTACGTAAGACCCATCTTCAAGCATGTTTATGTAGTGCGCGGTGCATCCATCGCTATCAATTAAAACACACTCAACAACGGCTACAGCTTTTTTTGCTCTAACCATGTTTACCGCGTTAAACTGGCATCGATTATTCATAAACGGGGGCGTATCATGTACGACTGATACCTCTAACTTTTTAGGAAACTCAGTTACAGCAAAGCCTTTAACTTTCATTTTAATTTTTTCTATAACGCTTTCTTTAAATATCATTTCAAATACTCCTTGACTGATTGATAAATTTTTCCATAGCCTCCAATACTGGTCGAAAGGTGCTGATCGGCTGTGATGCGGATATGCCGACGCTAAACTGATCTTGATAAGCCTCGCGTATCATTTGAAAGCCTTCAAGATCGGTTTCCCCTTGTATAGTTGGTATTAAGCACGACCCGCAAACAAACCCTTTTCCGGTGTGCCACATGAAATTCACCTGTCTTTTACACTCTATGCAATTCATTTAATTTTCTCCTTGCTTAGTTGGTTTTCATATAATAGTATTAATCTTATCGAACAGGCAAGCAATATTTGAAGGAGAATGAAAATGTTAGAAAAATGGTATTTGTGGGATGGTGTTCGTTCAGTATCAGGAGTTACAAGTGTTTTAGTTGTCGGACTAGAATACCCAGATGGTGACGTAATGTCATTTGATCAATATTTATGGAGCAGGAATTTTAACCCGCTACTATCAGCAAGAGTAAAGGCCTACACCTTAGGGGAGCTAGTCGAAAGCAAGAGAGCTAAAAAAAAGAGCACCTTAGAATTCATAGTCGATGACATTATTAGTGACTCGAAAAATAGAGGCGGAACAATTAACAGCCTAAAAGTGACAGAATCCGACTTCCTCGAACTCTACGGAAACGGACTGATCAAAAACCAGCAAGTAAAAGACGGCCAATACAGCGGCATTTACAAGGGCGTTAAGATTGAGGCGAGAGCATGAAAGTATTACATATGACACTAAAAAAGCAGTGGTTCGACATGATAGCCAGCGGCGAAAAGAAAGAAGAGTACCGAGAAATTAAACCGTACTGGATTAATCGTCTAAATAAACAATACGACGTTATTCACTTTAGGAACGGATACTCAAAAACAGCACCTACAATGATTATCGAACTAAAGAGCGTAACTAGATCTCTAGGGATTATTGAATGGGGTGCACCACCAGACGAACCAGTATACATTTTAAGACTGGGAAAAATTATTGAGGTGAACCGATGAAAACCCTACGAGACTACCAACGAGAATCAAACGACGAGGCACGGGCGCACATGCGGGGGGCGTTCATAAAAAAAGAAAGTAGCGCTTTCTTAATGGAGCTTTCTGTTTCATCTGGTAAAACCTTGATGATTGCGGATCTAGCGAAAGGCTTGATACCGCATGAAAAAAAGCATGGCAAGGTAATCTGCTTAAGCCACCAAGGCGAGTTGACGCAACAAAGCAGCGACGAGGCTACAGAATACGGAATGACAAACTCTATCTTTGCGGCTTCACTCGGTCAAAAAGGCCATCGATTTAATCCTATTTTCGCCATGAGAAAGACGCTTGCAAACGCTTTAGACTCGCACCCGTTTAACGAAATGAAAGTGGCGCTTCTTATCGTCGATGAGGTCCATACGTTTGATTTTACCAATCCAGAATCGACGGCTGGCAAGATTTATAACCACTTCTTGGCGCTTAATCCACTATTACAGGTGGTCGGACTAACTGGCACGCCTTACCGTGACAATGAACACTTGATGAAGCAAGGGTTTTTCAAGGCGCAACTAAAAACGCCAATAAGCTTGAGTCATCAAATCGAACAGGGGTGGGTGCTTGATTATAAATTCGGCCACTTCGATGACAAAGAAAATGACATTGATTTTAGCACTCTGCCGATCAATGAAAACGAGGGTAGCGGCGGCACGTATTCAGAGGATGAAATGAACGTCATCCTGCAAGGTGAATATCAGAAGACGCTAAGCATTTGCAAAGAGGTGCATTACAAAGCGCAAACCATGAAAGGTAGCTGTCTTATATTCTGTGGATCCAAGATACACACTAAGCAAGTAAAATACGGATTAGAAGAGGCTGGGGCGCTATCAGAAGAGATTGCCATTGTTACCGATAGCAGTACAGATAAAGAGCGTGCCGACGCGTTAGAAGGCTCTAAGACTGGCCGCATCAAATACTTTGTAAACGTCGCCATTGCTACCACTGGTTGGTCGGTTCTCAACTGGGAATACTTGGTATTCATGCGCCCCGTTGCTTCACGCACTTTCTTTGAGCAGTCGATAGGTCGAGTATTGCGCGGATATTTAGAAGGTGAAGACAAAGGCTTATACAACGCAGAAGGCACCACGGCAGAATTGAGAAAGACATTATTAGCCAGAAGTCGCAAGCCGTTCGCTATCATCGATGACTTTGCAGGCGTGGTTGAGCGTCTAGGCCATTTGCTTGACGACAATATGGAAGTGCAAGAAGCTAAGCTTGAAAGAGCAAAGAAGGAAGGCGAAACAAAACGCTGTCCTTTGTGCGAGTTTGAGAACGGCGCATACGCTCAACGGTGTATTAGTCACGACTCGGCAGGCGATAGATGCTTGCATTACTGGCAGTATAACGAATGCCGCGACGATCAATGCGTAGAGCATGTGCAAGGCGTGATTAGACGCACACAGAACGCCGTGACAGCACAAACGTGTCGAGTCTGTGAAAAGATGCTGGCAGATCCAAACAAAGCGCTAATCAATCGAGCGTACCGCGACGATGAATATCGATCAGTACAGAAAATGACGCTTGAGCTTGCCAAAAATCAAAAAGGCGTTATCGTAAAGTTTCATCTAGTCGAACACGATCCAGATTTAGGCGTGCCACAACTTTATTTCCATTTAGACGGCAGCGAGCAAAGCAAAAAGATCTGGTTTAATACGTTCGTCAAGATTTATGCGACTGGCTCAGACTGGCAATTTAAGCTGCGTAACATGGGTGCGCCTAACATCGTAAAGAATGCGGCCATCTTTAACATGCCAACACACATAACGGTGCGTAAAAACGACAAAAACAAATTCATTATTGGCCGTAGATTATTTAGAAGCGGCAGGGAGTGTGAGGATGACCTTCAAGAATCTGCATAAAGATGTACGCATTTATCGCGAAATGCCAAAAGGCCGCAAGAGTCCTAAGTCTGAAATGGGCGAACAGATAGATGCTTACCAAGACTTTATCACGCATCATCCAGAACTAAAGCAGGCGCTTTTCTATGTGCCAAACGAGACTCAGGGCGCGACTAAGGCGGGTAAAATTACAGGCGGTGCATTGCGCTACCAGAAACGAATGAATGAAGCAGGGCGCTCGTCTGGCGTCTCTGATTTGATTCTATTGCACCAGACGAAAACTTATCCGTACGCCGTCATCGAAATGAAAGCAAAGTTTCACGGTGTGCCATCGGATAACGAAAAACTGTTTCTAAATTACCATGCAGATCGAGGCGCGTTTGCCTGCATTTGTTGGGGATTCGATCAATTTAAAATTGCTGTAAATTATTACTTGCAAAGCTAATACTAATAGATTAATGTTGGTTATCTTAATTAATAAGGAGAAGGAAATGACTGTAATAGCTGATAAGAACGGGAATCTATTCAATGCGGAAATGGTATTGACTTACGAGCATGATATTAGTGAGGTTAAGGTTTTAGGTAGGGTCTTACTTGAACAAAGAAACGAGCTATATTATTGCCTATCATCATTACTAGATGATTTGCGTGACAAGCATCATATATCACTAAGTAATACAGTTGGTGCAAGCACAAGGGCTAGACTAGAAAATTCAATTAAAACACTAGCCAAAGCAAGGGGCGAATCATGATCCCACAATCAAAAATCATCAACCACGCAGACCTAACAATCGAAAAGGCGCGCGCTGGTTGTTTCGTGGTAGGAATGTCAAACGATGACTATCACGCATACGAAGGGTTAAGTTCAACGGGCGTTAAAAACATTCTACGCTCACCAGCGCATTATGCCTCAGACAGTTTCGAGCGCACTAGAGCAATGGAAATAGGAAGCGCAATCCATGCCGCGGTGCTTGAGCCTGCATACTTCAAAGAGCAATACGTGCTTGCAGAAGATATTCCAGATCGTCGCCAGAAGGACTATAAGCAACTGGTAGCGCAAAAAAGCACCAAGGATACGGACGGTAATTCTACGGGCGACGGATCACAGTTTGTCTTTATCAAGTCAGAAGTTGACAACTTGCGCGGCATGTACCGAAGCGTAAAGCGCAATAAGACAGCAATGGCAATCTACATGCAAGACGGCTTTAGCGAGTTGTGTGCTTTCATTGAATGCCCAGTTACAGGCGTTTTGATGAAGTGCAAGTTTGACCGAATTACCGGAATGACTGATATCAGCCTAGACGCTAAAAAGTGCCAAGACGCACGCAAAGAAGCCTTTACGCGAGCTATCGGAAGCTATGGCTACTACATTTCGGCAGCGTATTACTCGCACATTTACAAACTACTGACAGGTTGCGATCTTTCTTTTAAGTACAACGCAATCGAAGAAAAGGCGCCGTGGGGCAGCAAGGTTTATACTGCCGATGCCGGTTCGATCTTGATGGGCGAAATGAAGTTTAACGAGGCGCTTTTGATTTATAAAGAGTGCTCAGAGAAAAATGAATGGCCGAATTACCTAGATGAAGACGCTGAAATTAGTGTTCCGAATTGGGTAGTTTACGAGCTAGATAACAACGAATCAGAGGAGATTTTTTGATGGATATTTCAGCAACATTACAAGCGAAATCTGATCAATTAAATGCGTTAGATTTGGGCGGAGAAACCATTGTCACGGTTACCGCGGTGAATGTCACAAACACTGACCAACCAGTAACCGTAAGCTTTAAGGGCGACAACGGGAAGCCGTGGAAGCCGTCACTTGGTATGCGCCGTGTGCTTGCTGAGTGCTGGGGTAAAGACTCTAGTAAATGGGTAGGTCGGTCAGCGTGTATTTATTGTGATCCATCAGTTAAGTGGGCCGGTAAAGAGGCTGGCGGTATACGTATCAAAGCACTGTCACACATAGACAAGAAAGGTCATAAGACAATCTTGCGGGAATCACGACAAAAGACAGTGCCTTACTTTGTCGAATACCTAGAGCCACCAGCAGCGAAAATGTTCCCAGAAGACGATTTTATGTCAGCATTACCACAAATGAAAGTTGCCATGGAAAACGGATGGACTATTGAGCAAATAATTGCCAAGTGCGAAAGCGAAACAGGCAAGCTAACAGAGTCACAAATAGCAAAACTAAAATAGAGGTAAGCAAAATGAATAAGTTATTATTGTTATCGTTATCGTTAACCATTGTAAGCTTAACAGGTTGTGAATCAATGGGTGGAAAATCGAAAGGGGTAACAACCGTTCAAGATTTGGTTGAAATTAATACCAAGATGGCCGAAGAGTATTGTGGTGTTTATAAAGGAAAAGTAAACATATCGTTTACCGAGGATGAAACGAAAAGCAGTACGTCGATAGATTGCACGGAAAAAAAAGCCCCTTTATAGGGGCTTTGTTTATTTCGCAGTGAGTATTATTTAATTTTTCTCAGACCATCTTACAGTTTTAGTCTTTTCATTATATGAGTAATTATGAGAGCCAGAATATAATGAAAATTCTTTTGCCGTGTCGGCGCTAATCTCTTTCAGTCCATCAGGAAATATTTTTAACATCTGACTATCCGATTCAACTGAAACTAAATACCCACCGTTTAAGCTTGATATGTAATATTTCATAATCAATACCACGCTGTTAAATACAGCTCCCAATTTGCGTTAGTAAGAACTACGCCATTGCCATCAGCTTTATTACCGGATAGAAATGCTTGCGTAGTGTTCGGATAACGAATAGATATATCAGTGTCATCATAATAAATAGTCGATATTCTAGTAGTTCCGGCATCCGATGACTGTAAGTTAGCCTTCTGCCTATCGCCAATAGAAAAGCCATTCTCTGCCGTCGTGCACACAATAAATGCATCTACGTGAAAAGGAACAATCGCACTTCCATTAGCATCTAATAACCCATGCGCCACAGTGACCAAACCACCTTGCGATATCAACTGAGCCGTACTTGTAAAGGTTTTTGGTATGCTTGACGGTAACACCGAGTTAACCTGAGATAGCGTGCCTGTTATTCCGCTATCAACACCAGTAGCAGGATCAAAATCAAGAGGATCACTAAACGTACCCGTAGCGCCATTAGTTGCAAAAACCTGACCAGTGGCAGGCCATATAAAATACTCAATAGAGCTAATTGATCGGTTTTTATAGATATAACTAACAATAGCAGGGTTGCCGACAGCGTATTGACTTACAGTAAAATCAAAAACAGCGTCTTGACGCTTAAACCAAGAATCATTAGAAACGGTAGGCGTGCTAGCTGTTACGTCTGCAATAAGTTCTACAGCCTGCCAAAAATCACCGTCGCGACTAACAATTTGACCAAGCAATACCGATCCCGTCAAATCTGCCCAATACCCTAAATAATTAGGATCTCCAATAACGGCGTTAATTCCTGCCTTTGCCTTTACGATATCTGTTAAAGTTGCCATTTATTATGCTCCCGCAATAATGCCAAGTTGGTTATTTACTCTACTTGAAACGTTTATTTCTGCCGCTGTTGCTGTACCGCCATACACTTTACCAAGCAGTAAATCGTAAGCGTCAACATCATCGAAATCTGATCCGAATGTTATTTTATCACCAAGTACGTCATTTATGAAAACGTAACTGTAGTTGTATACCGAGCTTGAGAATATAGCGACATTTCCGCTTGCTATGTCGGCCGCAACGTTGGCGCCGGAAGTGTAATCCATCAGCACAAGATACCAAGTCAAATCGCTAGGATCTTGCCATAACTGATTTGTTACATAAGCGGTTGCCGTTACCCATTCACCAGTATTGTCAAAAGCGCCGATTCTTGCAAAAGCTTCGTCTGCGCTAGTGTTAAAATCAGTTATTGCTTGAGTTCCGTTAGCGCTAAAAGCGTTTAAAACCGTTTGTGAGTCGGTGTTAAAATCGTCTAAAGTTGTTTGAAATTCAACTGAAAACTGAGCTTGAAGCGCAGCAAATGATACTTGAAATTGATCATATAGGTTAGTCAAGCTTGCCATTGATCGGATATTGTTGCCGAATCGGTTTACATACCAATCAGCCGTTCCATTTACAATCTTATCTAAATCGCTGGCATTTCTAGCGCCAACATAAAGATTCTTTGTTCCAAGCGGATTCGCTGTTAAGTCTGTTGGATCATTAATAGCCATTAGTCAGCCTCGTATATATTATCTGAGTATTGTACCAGCTCTATACTGATACGACCATTTTCATTGCCGCCGCGAGAAACTACACTGTAATCTGTATCATCTATGTCATCCACTGAGCCGATGATGTATTTAGATCCTGCTTGTACTAGGTAATTATCAGCAATAAGCACATCACCAGCAAGAGTGGCTGTAAACGCTTTAGAGTTACCAACTACCGCGGCAACCTCTACCGGTGTCATTGCCTGCCCGTCTTGATCGGTAATCATCGCATAATACGTGACTCCGTCTTCTAATACGATTTCTTCGCTTGTGTAGAGGGTAGAGCCATCCTGTCCGACAATTTCACCGTCCATTGTCTCGCCGTCGTAAATATCGCACCATGCAACACGGTCACCAATGTCAACGTTACCCGCATCAATAAGCGCCACATCCTCAACGCCTCTCCTTAAATAAACTATTTTACGCGCCTCTAGGTTTGCTCTGTTCAGCGCCTGAGCGTAGTTTGAACATCCAGCAAGCTCAAGCTCGTAAGGTCGTGCACCATCTTCGCCGACAATAAAAGATTGGGTTCCTGAGTCGATGCGAATTAGCACCTCATCAAAGCTCTCTATATCTCGATTATAGTAGCGTAGCGAAACAGAATCATAATCATTTGGTAGTCGAACGCTTTGCGTGTATTTCTGATTGTCGCCGCTCGCTAAGTTCCTGCGATTAAAAACGTAGGTTCTCGGCTTAGCCTCTTCGCGGTTGAAACGCCACATTTGACCATCACGGTACACATTCACTCTCGCCACGTTGCAAACAGTTTGTACAGCCTGTGCAAGAGAGATATTTTTGTCATCAAAGGTAAACGAAAACTCTTTTAGATCGTCGGTCAGACTGTCAGAGATTTCATAGAGCCCAACCAAATCGATCTCTGACTCTGGACGATTCCCCTTGTTAACGATCAAATCTTTTACCGCATCAGCGAAATTTGTGGTAGCGACACCGTTAAGCTTTCTAGTAACGTCAACGTTTATTTTACGGCTTGAGGTGGATTCCGTCTTTGATGACGTTGTTATAACATCAATTACAGTTACGTCGCCAAAGTTAGCACCTGAGTAATCATTGACAGTGAAAACCTCTTCTAGCGCAATTGTCTGTATAGCCGCTCCCGTGTAAGTGCCTGTTGTTCTGTTAGCGTAAACCTTCACTCTTGAGCCACCAATACCTACAACTTTAACCGTAGATCCAAGTTTTTTACTTGATTGTCCTGTCAGCGTAACAGTACTAGAAATAGGTGCGCCAACATCAGCGCCGAAGCTGTCTATTCTTTGAACGTAAACTATCGCGCTTACAGAAATAGTACCGCCGTCATTACTTTGTAAGCCGCTATTGGCAACCACGTTAAACCATACCTGCTCCGCTTCGTTTGGCATAACGTATGGCCCAATGGTATTGACGGCACCTGTTCCTGTTATTTTCTCTATGGTTGTAGCGGTCGATACGCCTGTTCCGCCTGATTCGTCATACTGCAATATGATGTAAGTATCACCACCACCCACGGCGTAACCATCAGCGCCAAAATTACCAAAAGCAGAGGTTTTTATCTCGCTTCCATAACCTATATCTAAATCATCGCCTACAGTGGTAGTTCCAAGAGCCAATATGTAGTCCCTCACCGACGAAATAAGGCCGGAAGTTCCTGCGCTTTCTGCTACGGTAGCTTCTACAAAGTTTATTGTCATAACGCCAGCAAGTACAGATGTAGAGGAAACGGTTTTGACGCCGTTATTCGAAGCTGTCCCTTCAATAGATACCGACTCACCAACGTCAAAAATAACATTATTCCAGTCTAGTGTTGGGTTTAGTGCATATTTGAAATCCAACGTAACAGAATTTGACCCCGTAAAGTTCATGTAAGTTAGACCGCTAAACCCTACGGATATTCCTACATTCTCATGCTTTGCATTACCAGACCAAACCAAGCTTGCATCATCAGGGGCAAGCATTTCCTCATCGCTAATACCATCAAGAAACCCTACACGCTTTAGGTCGGAAGGATAGGTGTTTGGCGGGTATACTGTGGCGGTTGAATTCGCGATCTCTGATATGTTTGTATCGGAGTCACGTATAGCATTTATTTGATATTCACCCTCACCGATTAAAAAAACCTCTCTTACCTGTTTAGTGTTTGTGTTCCATTCTGGTATTGGGTTACCTATTAGATCAGGATACGACCGAACGCGACCATATATATTAGGTATTGCCTCATATTTACGAACTTTGTTGCTTTGACCTGACACTAAGTTATTAGGGCTTGAAGATGTTTCCCCGACGACGTTTGGCGTTTCTGGCTTAGGAACTAAAGAAACAAGCACCAACGCAGCGACGATAGCTATAACGGCATACACCACTACTTCAACGCCTGACGGACGGTAGGATAACGTCAAGATGTCGCCTTCTTTCAAGACGCGCTTATAATCTCCCTTAGATAGCAGCTCACCGCCATTTAGATAAACATCAACCTCCATATCTCGCTGGTCGTCATAATCCGTAAGATATTCAATGACGGCGCGATTAGGTGCGGCGTGCATTAGTTCTTTTTCACCGATTGGATGGCGTTTAACAATAAACATATATTTTTACATCCTTAAATAAGCGTTGTACTTTTCTAAGTGGCTGCATGGTTACTTGCCCGAAGCCTTTCCAACCGTGGGCGTGTAAGACTTTACCACCAAACGCTAAGCCGCAATGCGCTGGAACACCATCAAGAAAGCACATGAAAACGATTCCTTGGCCTTCTTTCCAGCGTCCAGAATCGATTTCTTCTAAGTATCCACTTTGTATGTCGCCGCCAAGGTAAACCGGTATCGTGATACCTAGCACCTCGCGATAATACGCAACCACCAAACCCCAGCAATCAAACTCGTTCATTCCGTCAGCACGATTTACCCAAGGCTTACCGATGACGGCATTAATAAATTCGTCGTGTGTCATAGATCCGCCAAAGCAGGGAAACGCCCTACGGTTGCAATGGATGATACAGGCTGTGCTAATGGGTTTTCATCAGAGGCTACAATGGTAATTGCGCCTGAGTCCATGGTAATGCTTTTCACATACAAATAATAAACTGATACCGGCGCGCTAGTGTCAGTCGAAATGTATTCACGCCAGACAAAATATGCAGGGTTGAACGATAAGAACCCGCGCAGTTTTTTAAGCTGTGCTTTCATTTCTGACCCGACGCGCTGCAATGTCACGTTAATAGTGACGCTTGGCTCCGAACCTTGCGACGGACTAGGCGCACTGAATCCTATCGCCTTAAACTCTACGGACTCACCAGCGTTTCTATCGGCTCCTGATTCTATGGTGAACGTTTTATCGGCATAGTCACGAACGAAGCGGAAAACGCCTGTGGTTTCGTTATAGATCTCGATTGTAGGCCACACGATTGGCTCTACTGGCTTTTCGTTGCGGTACTTGGCTATTAAGCTGTCTAAGTCGGCTGCCATAATTCTACACCTCCGGCCAGTTTTGGTTAATCATAATATCAAGCTGGCTTAGTTGATCTAAATCGCCTCCGTAAACTTCGAAGAACGAAACAATAAAGTCCGCGTCTGGTTTATCGTAAACCTTGCAAATCACCTGACAGCCTTGATAACTCGTAACGAATCCATTCTGCGCCATTGTTGGGACACCTGCCGAAACAAAGCGTACTTCTTGAGTGGTTATGCCGTACTCGTCGCCAAAATCCATATTGAAATACAGGCCGCTATTGAATATCTTGTTAGCTCTTGCCCATGCGTCAAAATACATAGCCTGATTGACGTTAAATTTTAGGTCAAAGCTAATGAACGTCGGCTGGTCTGTCGTGAATGCTTGCGTGTACGAAGCACCAGCAGCGGGGCTAGACTCATTAAAGCCTGCCGCTTGTGCTGTGCTTTTCGTGCTTTGTATCGCGCCTCGAAGTGTAGACGGGAAATCTATGTCGGCCATATTTACGCCCTTGAGAGTGTTTTCGTCATTGTATCAAATAAAAGATGAGAAAAGTATTGCAATGGGTTTGTATATAGATTAATGTTAGTTTACTTAAACGAAGGAGAGAAGAAATGAAGATTGAAAATGCAAAAGTAACTATCACAGTAGAAGATCCAAATGAATTACTTGAAGCTATGTCGCCAGAGGAAACGCTTGATTTTTTACAGTCCCTATCATGTCAAGACGAAGTTGTTGAATACGTCTTACAGCAAGTGTTTGAAGGATCAACTGAAAACGGGTCTCATGGGTCTATTTCATGCACTTGGAATGGATCAGCTCCACTGCAAAAATTCAGAGATAAAGTTTTGAATTTAGGTTTTTACGATATGGCCAATAAAAGAATTGAAGAACTTGAAAGATATATGGCCACATCGGATAAGCGAAACCTAGAGCTGGAAGATAAGCTAAGAATGTCGCTAGGTCACTCAGATGCGTTCGCTGGCTGTTAACTAATTAAAAAAAGCCCCATAAGGGGCTTTTTTTACGTCTTATTATTGGCCGTGGTCGTGTTCGTCATGGCTTTGTGTATCTTGCCTCGGCTGTTAATGTTAGCTACCACGATGTTAATCACTTCTTTACCGTCAACATTGCTAGTAGTGCTGGTTGCCTCCGTACCGCTCGCATTGTTATTGATGATAACCGTAGTCCCGCCACTTCCTCCACTGGTCAAATCCTTGTTGCTCGTAACCGTCCCACCTTGGCTACCGGTCATCAGAATATTTTTACCGCCAACCGTTAGCATTTCCGGCGCGCCATTCTCGGTAACTTGGTAGGCACTGTTTGGTGATACCGCACCGCCGTTTAAGCGTCCGCCTGCCAACGATAAAGCGTTAGAGGTAGAGTAAGCCGTAACAAGTCCAGCCGTACCAGCAGCAGCCGCACCGCCAGCAGTCGCAACAGAAGCCGCCGCAGCAGCAGGAGCATAAGCCGCCGCAAGAGTGGTAGCAGAAGCAACACCAGCAACCGTCGCCGCTATAGTCGCTGCAACAGAAGAGGCTGCCATTGTCGCATCAGCACCAGATTTTAACGCTGCGTTAATGCCGTACTGAACGCCAACGCTAATCAATTGCCCTAGTACTTGCTGGGCTATCGTGCCAGCGATGTTTTTAAACGTCTCGTTTAACGTGTCACCATTAGCAATAGCAGAAGCAAACGCGCTACCTATCGTGTCGCCAAAGGTTAGAGCTGAACCGACAAGGGTGTCATTTATTGTCGTGCCCAAATCCATCATTCGGTTATCAAGTTCTTGTACTTGATCGGCCATTTCCTTTGTAATGTTTAGACCGTTCTGTAAGGCAATATTACTTTCGTCATCCGTGCCAAAGGTTGCTTTATTTACTTCTCCTTGTTCTTGCTGATTTATATCGCCTATTGCTTGGCTTTTCTGTAAAGCGTTTAACTCAGTGCTAGCATTGATTAAATCACGCTGCGCCTGAGCCTTTTGATTTATTTGATCAATATCAGATAGGTTTGCAGACCTAGCATCGTCAGCAAGCTTCTGAGCGTTCTTATTGGCCGTCTCTTGCTCTCGCTGTATCTTGGTTGATTCTTTTTGCGCCTGAGTCAGATTGTAGTATTCAACAGCTAAATCAGCCACCTTGCCTTTAAGCTCTTCTGAAACCTGAGATCCAAGACTGAGCGCAACCGATTGACGGATCGCAGCCTCTTCGCCGTCTTCCATCGCGGTTTTTGTGATTAGTATTTTTTGCTGTAGGTCTATTGCAGCGGCGGCCGCACCTGCCATAGCCTCTTTATTCTTCTCTATTGCCTTCTCTGACTTATCTCCAACACTCTCTATTCCAGATAAAGCGGAATTTAAAGACTCTTGTGATTGAACAAGGTTTTTTGCACGCTCGCCAAGCTCAAACATTTTTACGTTTAGCTTATCCAGCTTGACGTTTGAGTTTTCCGAACTAGAAGCCAGCTCAGATATAACCTTTGACGCCTCTATAACGCCTTTGGGGGTGTTGACATTAGACAGGGCAACAGATAGTCCAGCGGCCTGATCTCGCGTTAAGCTAAACTCATCCATTAGGTTACTAACAGCGTCTCTTATTTCATTGTATGGGCGAACAGCAGAGCTAGTAAACGCAGACTTGAATAATTGTCCGGTCGTTAATGGTGTTGTCTCTTTTACGATATTAGCAATATCGGAACCAAACGTATCAAGCTCGTTTCTTGCCGCGCTAGTGCTGAAATTTGCAAAGTCATCAACAAGTGTAGATGCATCGTTAGATACGATTTTAAGTATGGAGTCTGATCGACTAAGTTCACTGTTAAGTTTAGAAACTGCTATTTCTGGTCGTTCAGCAGCAAGCTTTGCAAATCCATCTGAGAACTGAGTTATGCCATCATCAGTGACTTTTACTGTTTGCTGTAGAAGCTCAAGCTCGTTCTTATAGTCCTTCGTTGCTTCACCAGCTCCTAAAGCCTTGGACGCTACACCAGCCAAAGCAGCACCGATTGCCAAAGCGGCACCAGCAAGCGCACCAGTAGCACCGAACGCACCAAGGATTTGTGAACCCTGCTGACCAAGGATAACAAGCGAGTTAGTGCCCATTTGAGCCTGTACCGCGATATCCTGTAACTGGAAACCAAGGTTTTGCGCTTGGCCTTTCATGCGTCGCATTGCTTCACCTGACCGCTTAACACCAACAGCCGTTTTTGTTAGCTGAGCGTCAAACTTGGTAGAGGCCGCACCGGTAGCAATAAAGCCCTTTTCTACGGTATTTAAAGAAGCGTCTATCTGTTTGTTTGCGTCCAATAAAGGCTTAGTCTTAGCATCAACCGTGTAGGATATTGTGCCTAAATTTTCGTTCGCCACTACTTAACCCCTTTTTCAGCTTTGCGCTTGTCGATGTAGTCAAACAATCTAGTAGCGTCTTCATGTGTGATTGGATCTTCTTCTTTGCCGTCTGCCGTTTTAGCTTTGCAGGCTTTTTGCAATTCTATCATGGTTTTATTCCACCAGTTAACGCCACCTAGGTGCGCATCACCAATCGCTACAAATTCAGCAGGATCAAATTCTCTAGATGGCTTTGACGATTTAGCCTTTGCCATGTCTCGCTTACTTGGGCGGCCTATGGTGGCGTCACGAATAATCTTTGACCCAAGTATATGGATATTCTCAAAGTCTACTTGTCCAGCCTCGTATTGAAGTCCATGGCCTTCTTCAATGAAGAACCGACCAAGCAACCATTCCAAATCTTCGTCCGTATGATCGTCATCGGCAAGAGTGATAAGAGTTTGGTAAGACGCAACAAATCCGTCCCAACCAGAAACCTGTGATTCATTAACTAAGTTGTTTATTTCTCTAGGCGAACCAAGCTCTGCAACCCTACAAAAAAGGGGACGAAATACGAAATCACGTCCCCCTGCATGAATTGCCAGCTCGCCAATGTGCTCATTGACGTGCTTACGCATAACTTACACCTTAATCAAGCGAGCCGTTAAACCTGTTCCGCCCGATATAGTCACGGTTCCATCTAGATATTTTTGAATAACACTAAGTTTAAGCATCTTTTCAGTGCCGTCAGCAATAGCGCCAAAAATATCAGATCCGCCAGTTAAGCTAATAATACCCAAACCTTGAACATCGGTAGTGGTTGCCGTGTCGCCAGTTAAAACAGGTGACAATGAGCCGCCCGTGTCATTAGACAGAATTAAATACATGCTGCCTGTAAAGGTTAGCGTGTCATCTGCGCCAAGTGTATCGATAGATACTACCGTTGCCGCTGTGCTTGATACTGCATTAGTCGTTAAAGTAGCCATTCATTACCCCTTAAATATCAACAATCGTTACGTTGCCCGTCGCCTTAGCATCAGTATTCCATTCAACAACGCCATCATATTGAGCCGTCATTTTGTAGTTACTGAAAAAGCAAGGGAATGTGTAAGTACGAAGCGTGCCATCTGCAACAGGGCGCGTAAACTTAGCCCAACCGCGCGGCGTATTGTTCGCAGGGTTAATAATAAACGATTCCATTTCTTTCTGATTTGCTGACTCTTCTACGCGAGACACGCCGGAAAGCGTAACAGGAAACGATTTAAACGTAGCTAGGTACTCGCGGAATTGACCTTCCGAAGTATCGGCCGTAGCGTCTACATCTTCCCATTCAACACCGAACTCTTTATTACGAACAGCAGCCACACGAACAAAATCCGTCGGAATAACTGTCTTTGATTGGTCGTAAGAGATCTCAAATGCGACCTCATTACCTGTGTAGCCACCATCAATAGCCATAAGTATTACCCTCTATTTTGGAAAACCTGTAAATTTATTTCGAAATAAATCCTATCATCAGACATCGGAAATGCCGGCGATACATCAGATAATACCACTATATTAAAAATTGAACCACTTACACGGTTAGCATTCACGAAATTGATAATGCTTTGTGCGTCGTTATAGATTGCCACCATGTTAGATGAGCGCCCACCAAGAGCAACACGGAATACCGGAAATCCTTGGATGTCTTCTACTTTTGGTCCACCGTCTGGACGAATAAGCATAAACTTTGGCGCTTGTTGAAATAGTTCGTCCCCATCGCTCGCGTGCAATAGCCGCTTAACATAACTATCAACGATACCGCTTGAAACAATATGGTCGTACAGCTCATCTAAAATCATTTTACTTTATATCCGTCTATGATTATCTGTCTAAGCTCAGGAATGTTATCTTCAAAGCCTTTCTTCAAGAATAGGTTCATTGCTCCTACCTTCTTAAAATTCTTTGGCCCATAGTTATGAACATTTATGGCGTAGTTTGCTGTGTATTCTATCCCTGTAGACCAGCCATCAATAGTTTCTGTAATAGGTATTCTATGCTGAGATCCTAGAAGGTTTCCTGTATCTACTGGCGTCAATATAGAGGCATAAGCCCCCGCTTGAATTATTGCAGAGGTCAATGATTTTTTTGTAACCCTGTCATGTACGCCAACTAAGAATGAGTTCGCTTTGTCTGATACTTCTTGAATCTTTCGCTTGTCTATCTTAACTCCCATAACCTACCCCGTATAAACAACCGTTTCTGTTCCCCAGTCGAAATAATCATTGCCAGCATTAGAAACCTTTTTAACGGTCTCGCCACCGGCAACAACAGGATCTAATTCTAGGCTAGTATCACCAAGCGCAACAAAGTCGCCACGCTTAATAACAATGTCAGACTCAACAGGATAGAACGTACTCATCGGCACAAACTCGGTGCCGCTTTCGTCACGCTGCATATCGCCGCCTTGTTCGTACTCGCAAGCTATAACGCCTTTAACGGTGTACGTCTTTTGCCCGTAATTATCCACTGTGTAACCATACACGGTCATTTTGTAAACGGCCATACCATCAAACGGACTAGGCATTATTTACCACGATAACGTCAAAGAACGCGCTGTATTGATTGCCTAGCTGACTAATCAAACATTGACCGCCTGCCATTAGTTGTAGCGTTTGCCCATAACCATTCCCGTCTATGCCGGTAGCGCCAGAATAAGAACGACTTGCGCCCGCCTTGGTAGACTCGCTTGTAACGTCTCCACGGCTTGAGGCTGTCAACTGGTAAGCAACGAAATAAAGCTTAGCTGATTTAACTTGATCGTCGGTTAAGCCTAAACCATCAAGGCAAGCGTCCGCACCATTAGCCGTATCGATTAGACCTTGAATAGCAAAGTCAGGCGTAGATCCAGTGCCTACGAACGCTTTGACTTCTTCAACCGTGATTGTCGCTGCCATTTCTTAAAGCCCTTTATGACTAAGTATATTGTATGCACGCCCAATAGTAGCGCTATAAACGTTATCAATAAATCCATCTATAGCACCACCTATGCGTCCCATTCGTGCCGCCGTGTTAGCGAATATGCTAAGTATTTCTAATGCTGTCAGCGTTTGCATGACCGTGTAGAAGTTATCGTACAGCGGCGAGTAAACGTACCATGCAAACAAATATCGATCCGCCCATGTTGCCGCAACCGTAGCGGTCAAGCAATACAATGCACCAGCGGCACAAGTAAGCGTTAACAGCTTATGTCCGGTAGTAGCAGAGTCAGCAGGAGAGACAAGAATAAAAACACAGAACCAGAACGCCACAGCGAGCCCTAGAAAGACAAACGCATTGCTGCCTATACTCTCGCCAACAAGAATCAAAGAAACGTGTACGACGTTCGACAGCAAGACAAAGAATGCTAACTGAGCCCACGGCTTCATCATTTTGATGGCTTCTTGATCTTCTTAGGTAGCTTAACGAAACCGAGTCCGCCAGCGTTTGGTTTTGGTTGTTGGTCTGCCATGATTAAAATCCTCGTGTTTGTTTGACTCAATTATAGGGCGCTTAGATCAAAGTATCAAACGCTTAGTCTGCTTAAATTTGCTTAGAAAATGTTAAGCACCTTTTTTCTTATGAAAATCATCAAGTTAAGCTCAAAATTCTTGATTTGCTTAACTGCTTAACCATAACGCCTCTCTGACCATCCATGAATAGTACAAAAAGTATACTGGTAAAAAATGGAATAGGGGGTAGGTTAAGCAAACGTAATATATTATATATATTAGTATAATATAATATATATAACTATATGATATATATACTATTATTCTTCTATTTCCCCCTGTTTATTTTGTTGAAGATTTTCTAAGCAAACCTAAGCAAGTGGGTGTTTTTCTCAGCAAACAGCGTTTTTGCTTAACATTTAAGGTACTATTTAGGCTCAAAACAACGATTGAGGGTTAGGTTATGAACTTCATTTCAAAGATATTTTCGAGTGCTGGCGGCGGGATAATTGATTCCATTGGCAATGTTGTCGATAAGTTTATCGAGACTCCAGACGAGAAAGCGGCGCTAAAAATAGAGATAGAGAAAATTGTTACCGAGCGGATGAAGTCGGCCGATGAAAGCGCCAACAAAGAAATGGCAGCAAAGAGTGCCATAGTGGTTGCCGAAATGAACCAAGGTGACAGCTACACCAAGCGTGCGCGCCCTACAGTGGTCTACATGGGCTTGGTGTTTATCGGCATCAACTATGTAGTGTTTCCTTTAATCGGCCGCATAGCTAATGGCTTTGGCGCTGAGTTCGATACATCACCACTTGCTGACTTGCCTAGTGACTTCTGGTATGCATGGGGCGGTATATGTGCCACTTGGTCTATTGGCCGCACGATGGAAAAGCGCGGTGGTGGCAACAAAGTGACAAGCGCAATCACAGGAAGTAAAAATATTTTTGAATAGTGCTTGCAATTATTTCCATATAGATTAATATTGATTTGTGTCTTAGGGCGATGCGATGCAGACAACCAGTGGCGACCTCCTTTCACCATAATGATTGTCGGCAATATAAGTAAATCGTCCAGCGCAGGGTTTTTAGTAATTTTGTCCCTCATATCTTGGTTTCCTTCTCCAAGTGCGCGCATAAAAGAAGGGTGTTTTTAATTGATAGTGGAGGAATAAACCCCGTCGAAGCTATCAATTCAAAGCATAGAATTCTCGACAAGGAATCGCATCCACTGCGTAGTGTGGTACGGTAGGGCTGACCGAGGAAACAGCTTAATAGAGTGACTTCGCTAAAAATGGGCGTCCGTTTCATATGCGGCTACAGTATGCAAGCTCCTACTCTTGTAAAACGGTAGGGTGTTTTGATTTGACTGTTTTAGGGATTGGAGATAAGCACCAATAACATAGCACCGCGAAGCTAAAAGCGGTTCGTATCCCGACAATAAGCAGTCAATTCAAAGCATATCGAAATAACCTTGCTAATAAGTGTGATATTTATTCTGCTGATCTTGGCTATAATGTGCTTTACATCTTCATAATAGGAGGTGATATATCTTCGCTCCATGTGGCGCGGTGAAAGTAAAGCCTGTAACGCTGTGAAGCGACAAGGTTTAATATGTATGTCGGTAGTTCAATGGTAGAACAGCGGTTTCCAAAACCGTTAACGAAGGTTCGATTCCTTCTCGGCGTGCCAATTTAGTTTTTATTCGCATGGTGTTATGTGCGTAGGGTTGCAAACTTACGTAAGTTATCGAAAGGCTTAGCTAACTTATTAGATGCATCATGGCGAATAAGAATTAGGTGTTAACCTAAAGGAAAGGATGTAGGTACTACGACCTCCCTTTCGACGCTTTAATTAGCACAGTAGACAGCAATAAAAATTACCAAGGAGTTCATTATGACTTTAGAAGAGAGGGCTTTAATATTTGCCACAAAGGCGCATAAAGGGCAAGTTAGAAAATATACTGGTGAGCCTTATGTTAACCACCCTATAGCAGTTGCTAACCTTATTCGTGGGAGAGCTGGTGTTAGTGAGTACATGATAGCGGCAGCGCTATTGCATGATACTGTAGAAGATACCGATACAACCATTGAAGATATTAAAAGAGAATTTGGAGATATAGTTGCTATTTTTGTGGATGGCTTAACAGATCTTTCAAAGCCAGAGGACGGAAACAGAGCGACTAGAAAAGAGATTGATCGCCAGCATCTTGCAAAGGGGTTGCCACCAGTTCATACCATTAAGCTTGCAGACTTAATAGATAACAGCAAAAGTATAGAAGAGTTCGATAAAGATTTTTCGAAAGTTTATATGGCAGAGAAGAAAAAGCTTCTTGAGGTTTTGAATTGCGGGGACAAAGACCTTTGCATGCAGGCAAAATGTATAGTTGATAGTTACTATTCTGTTTCATAGGTTCGGATGCCATAAGCCCAATAATCAAGCAGGAAAATAATTCTGCTTTTTTATTGACTGTAATAGATTAATGTTTTAGATTAGATGAAACAACAAGGAGAAACGAAATGAAAAATATTGTGACAAATAACGATCATAAAGAAATGTGGATTAACGCGATTTTACGAAGAAATGATAATAAGCTAGATGCGCCGCTAACGCTGCCAAACGGCCTACTTAGCAAAGACGGCATTACATTTAACTTTAAAGGCGGCTCATTCACTATTGACGAGGCAAAACACTACATGGAACACGGATCATTAGGCACACAAATAAAACACGACAGCGAGCGCCTAACGAAGCGTGAGACAGTGGCTT